AGCCTTCATTCCGGGGATGGAAGACATTGTACGTAACGGATTTCAACAATTGGAGCAAATGCCTGAATGGTACCAGTACAGCTTGGGCGTTATTGTTGCTGCAAGCTTTGGAGTCCGGTCAGCGACAAAGTTCTTTGGTAAGAAATGACGTACACAATGGAGAAGATACTAGCATGGCGAATCCTTCCAAGACTAATGATGCTGGCAATGACACTAATGAGCTATCAGGTGGTACAGTGGTTCATGGCTCTAGGTGCAAGTGCAACGACCCAACAAACTGCATTTGTATCGACGGTTGTAGGGGCTATGACGGGGGCTTTTGCTGTGTGGATGGGCCACGAGTCAAGTAGCACTGTAGAAACTAGGCCGCGTGACTCCAAAAGAAAGTAAAAGTCCCTGCAAAGGAATTTGTGTGTTGGACAAGGAACGAGTTAAGTGTATCGGGTGTGGACGAACCATCGAAGAGATAACTAACTGGGGTAAAACCAAATGAAATACAGAACAGAACATTTCCTAGATAAGTTAATTCACCATGAGGGTATGGTGCTTACTGTATATGAAGACAGTTTGGGCATCGAAACTATAGGAATAGGTAGGAACCTCAAGGACAGGGGTATCACCAAAGAAGAGCTAGACTACATGGACATCCCTAACATGGATGTAGTCTACGAACACGGTATTACCGAAGCCGACGCTCGTTACCTTGCCATGAACGACATACGCATTGTTGAAAACGAATTGTGTCGAGTACATCCTTGCGTCGAAGACTTAGATAGTGTAAGACAGTTGATACTAATGGACATGGCGTTTAATATGGGGGTTCCCAGATTGTGTAAGTTTAAGAACATGTGGGGTGCAATTTACGATGGTAACTACGAGATAGCATCTATAGAAATGATGGATTCCAGATGGGCAAAGCAAGTGGGTTCGAGGGCCGTTAAACTTTCGGATGCGATGAAAGCGGGGGAGTTTTAGGGTGGCATACACAGAAACAAAAAGTAAAGGGTCTTCAACAGTAAAACAAGTGTATTCAGGCCAAGACCCTAAAACGGGATTTAGTCGGTTTATTGGAAGTGCCAAACCTAGCAAGGGACGTAAGGCAGCAAAAAGCGCAGAAACATCAATTTTTGAAGATGTTGGTATCGCGGTTTCTGAGTTTTATGAAAAAGCAAAAACAACTTATAAGGACTATGTAAAATAGATGCCACCTCGTAATCACAGGGATTGGGTCAAGACTCCCAAAGTAGAACACATCAGTTCGTTGATTTATTCTAGTCACGACATCTACAAACAGGAACAAGAAAACATCTTTTCCAAAGTTTGGGTTCCCTGTTTTCACAAGAGCGAGTTACCGAACGAGTTAGATTTTCGAACAGGGCAGATAGCAGGACAGAACATCCTTGCTTACAACACAGGCACAGAAATCAGAGCCTATCGTAACTACGACATAGTGCAGCCATCTGGTACGTTTGCTGCTCAAGTGGTTACTTCTGAACCACGATTACATTGTGAAGTGAAACATGGCGGCATGGTCTGGATTACCCTAGACCCGAACCCTACCATGTCAGTAGAGGAGTGGACCTGTGGTGCTTTTGATTGTATTGAGGATGCTATCGACACTGAAGAAATGGAAGTTTTTCACTATCACAAGGCAGTAATAGATACAAACTACAAGCTGTGGCACGATACCAACAGCGAGTTTTACCACGATTTCATGCACTACTTTAATCGTGTGTCAGGTTTTAACGATGAATACTTTGCTAGAAAGAACATACCATTCGATAACGGACATGTTAATGTTAGCAGCTTCACCGTTAACTACGAAGAATACGATGGCTTTGAGGATAGAGGAGAGCTTAGTTTCCCTAACTTGCCACCCAATCAATGGTACATGGTTGACCTGTTCCCCGGATTTAATTTTAATCTTCGCGGTAGTGCTTATCGAAGCGACAGCGTTACACCTCTTGGGCCAAACAAAGTTCTTATTGAGTTTCGCGGGTATGGTCTTAAAAAGGATACCCCAGAGGAACGGCAGACTCGTATTAAGCATCACAACTCTATTTGGGGTCCATTTGGGCGTAACCTGCACGAAGACCTTATCGGCGTAGCAGGTCAGGGTACAACAATGCGCGAGGGAACCGAACCCCGTAACATCTTACACGGGCGGCACGAGAACAGCACCATCCACGACGAAGTTGGTATGCGCCACTATTACGCAGAGTGGAGCAAATGGATGGGCTTGGATGCAAGTAAGTCTTGGCAATTAGCGGCGTAGTCATGTTTTGTCTTACTGTGGCTACCCCGGTTGAGGTGAAGGTTGATGTACACTCTACGCACAAATGGCTTTCTCACTGCCACGTGGCTATAACTGAACACGGGTTTAACAATCCTGATGCAAATTGCTTCTGCGTTGGAATGGATAAAGAGAATGACTGAGACAGAAAAGCCTGTAGCCGTTAGCATCACTGAGAACAGTTTTGAACTGATATTGAGAATACTGGGCAACGAGTTCATTGCCATCCGCATAGGGTCAACGAACTTTAGTGGTAAGCTTATAGCAGGTAGTATCCTGTTACTTTTCTTTACGTTTATGCTATTAGAAGTGTTTGGTTTATCTAGGATACTGGGCATTGAGTGATGGCTACAAAGATAAGTGAGAATACAGAAGTTGCGTTACCCTTGCGTAACATAATTAGCATGGTGGCTGCTGCATCTGTGGCAACGTGGGCATACTTTGGTATTATCGAACGCTTGAATCAATTAGAAACTAACATCACTATGATGAAGTCTGACTTGGAACAGAACACAGAGTTTCGTATTAAGTGGCCTCGTGGTGAAATGGGTAGTCTTCCAGCAGACAGCGAACAGTTCATGCTCATTGAACACATAGCTAGTGAACTAGAAAAACTACAGAACGAAATAGAAGACGGCAAAGCACCCTACGACCAACAGCAAAAATTAACGCTAGAGTTTTACGAAAAGCGTATCACGAACTTAGAAGATAACATAGAGAAGCTAAGAAACGGCGATGATTGAACTTACTTTTGTATTGCTGTTAACTATGGGCAGTGAAAAGGTAGAGTACACCCCGTATGAATCTTTATCTCAGTGTTTATCGGTGCGGCGTAAGATAAAACGGAACACAGGCGTAACTCATAACTTTGACCAGAAGTGGTCCTGCAAAGAACTTAAAGTTAAAATAGATGAAGACACTGGCAGCATTTTAGAAATCGTAGAAGAATGATTGTGTTTGTGCTGTACGTGTACTTAGGTGCAAATATAATAGACCGCACACAACAGTTCGTAGACATGGATAGATGCCTATACTTTGCTCAGAGATTGTCGCGACAACAAGCTGTTCCGGCGGGTGGCGGTAAAAGAAAAAAGATAACCGCAGTATGTAGACCCCAACCAAAGTAGGAACCAACCAACCATGATTGCAGAAACACTCGCGGGTATAGCCCTTGTAAAGAGTGCCGTAGATGGTATCAAATCTGCAATAGGAACCGCCAACGACATTGGAGACATAGCAGGTTACATAGATAATCTGTTCGAAGGCGAAAAGCAGGTACAGCAAGTCCGTAACAAAAAAGCGGGTAACGTAAGTATTGGGGACCAGTTTGGCGTAGATACTGTTGCTCGTGATGTAATTGATGCACGTATCGCTGCAGAAAAACTCCAAGAAGTAGCTACGATGGTTGACATGCGGTTTGGTCCGGGAACTTGGAAGGGTATAGTCATTGAACGAGCTAATCGTATCAAGGCTGCAAAGGAAGCTGCAGCAGCAGCCCGAAGAGCAGAAAGGCTAAGACAAGAAGAAATGATGGAGAACATCAAGGTAGTGGCTCTGATAGTAATGGTTTTTGCAATCGGTATTGGACTCCTGATAGCGTTGATGGTTTCTACTGCATCTGCCTTCATTAATTAAATTCTTGACTAAACTTCAAAATTTGTATATAATACTTTTGAAGGGAACACTATGAAACAACTTGCAATAGACGCACTGCGTTACAGATATGAGGCACAGAAAAAAAGTGCGAAATATATTCTCACAAATTACTTCCAAAATCCAGCAGCTATTGGGGAGCATCCTGACCTTCTTGAAGAAATGGACAAAGCTATTGGAAGCTGGGAAGAAGCTAACAGTAAGCTTCAAGCTTTGGATGACATTACAGATGAAGGGTATCCGTCCCTGTTTGACTAATTACCTTGCACTGGGTTTGCTAAATTGCGGCAAGCCCTTTACTCGTGTAGGGAATTGGTTTTGGAAGTTGCACTGCAAGGTTATTCGTCGAGACAGATAGTGAAGACTGTTATTTATCGGCACCAGAGACTAAAGCCATACAACTTGAGACACACTTCTTCACCCCCTTTGTTACTAAAAGAAAAACAACTAAAATTAATAAGTGAAACAGACTCGTTAAAGAAATACGTTATCATAGGAAAATAGGGCAATGCCACAATTACAGTCTGGTTCCAAGTTTCGTACCGAAGTTGTGGCGTTAGGTTCTACGGATAAAACAAACGTATACACGGTACCTGCTAATTTCTCTTCTCATTTAGAAAACCTCTTTGTAAGTAACAATCACACGGGTAATGTGACGTTGAGCCTACATCTTTTTCACGCAGACGACAACACAGAGTATACACTAATGACTACTTACAACGTTTCTGGGGGTTCTTACGAATCAATTTTTACAGTAGACAAACCCTTATATCTACATGCAGGTGACATTATTAAGTGTACAGCAGGTACGGCAGACAAGTTGGTTGTAACCACATCTTGTGAAGAATTTTTTGACGCGGCTCGACGGGCCTAACTTAGATACGATAGGAGACACAAATCATGGCGATTACAACTGCAATGTGTAGTAGCTTTAAGCAAGAACTTCTGGGCGGTACACATGATTTGGATTCCGACAGCATCAAGGTTGCGTTAATTAAATCATCTATGTCTGGTACTTACAATGCTGCTACCACGAACTATTCAGATGTGACGGGGAATAGCGACGAAGCCAGCGGAACAAACTACACTACAGGGGGCCAAGTACTAGATAGCCCTGCTATTTCTTTGAGCGGAACCACTGCACTCGTTGATTTTGCAGACGAAGTATTTTCAAACGTAACAGTATCAGCAGATGGCTGTATAATCTACAATGCTGGGCAGAGCAACAAGGCTATTGCTGTTGTTGACTTTGGCGGCACAGTTTCAGCAACCGCTGGTAACTTAACGATTCAGTTTCCGGCAGCAGATGCATCTAACGCCATAGTCCGTATTGCGTAAGGAGTAGCTATGGCAGTCATAGCACAGTCTGCAAGATATGGCTCTGGTTTATTCGGTGTATCAAAGTTTGGAGTTACAAATCTATCTAAGGTTCTTACGGGTGTAGTAGGCACTACTAACACACCGTCGCTTACGCAGACTCACACCTCTAATCCCACTCTTACTGGTGTTTCCGCAACAACGTCGTTGGGTGCTGTAGAAATATTCATTGTTGTAGACGTTGTGGGAGTGTCTGCCACAGGTGCTGTAGGTTCAGTAGGAACATCTACTTCAGCCGGTTTGTCTGGTATTCAGGGAACATCTGCTGTAGGCACTATAAGCACCACAGCAGTTGTATTTAATTATAACGCGGTTCGTGACTTATACGATAGACGACGCACTGTTAATATTGAGAGAGCAGCCTGATGCCGCTAACAAGCTTTGAACGAACAGTACTTGTAGTGTTGGACCCCAGAGTTGTCCTCATTGAAAGTATTGGCAACAGCTTTACCCGCACAGTTTACGTGGAGTAATTTATGTCTTACAAATGGCCCTTTAAAGACCCCGGAGAAACACTCGACTACAGTATAGACTGGTCGAGATTTCTTGGTTCCGCAACTATTTCTTCAGTTGT